TTGGTTTCTCCAGTGCAAAAAGCTCCTGCACGTCTGAAGCCTTTCTTCAGGGAAGGAACACGATTTGATCCGAATCAGTTGGCGCTTTCCAAATATTGTTTTGAGGACGTTTTCATGTCCCCAAAATGTTTGGATTATGCTAAGGAGTCTTTTTGGCTATTTCTTCGCAAGGGATCAAAGGTCACTGTCGAACCAGAGGTGTATTCATATGAAAATGCAGTTCTTGGAGATGATAGTGGTTTTTGGTCGGCAGTCCCACGGGGCACTTCCAGCGGGTATCCTTGGAATTGCATGCCAGGCCCCTCCTCAAAAGTTAGATTTTGGGGAGATGGTGAGAAATACGATCTCACCAGCGATAGTGCTGTGGCTCTGGAGAATAGAGTTAAGGGCGTAATCCACCTGGCCAAGAAAAATATGCGTGCTCTGCATTTATACACCGATTCTTTAAAGGACGAAAGACGTTCTATGAATAAGGTGGAAAAAGGCGTTACTCGCATGATTTCTTGCTGTCCCGTTGACCTTTTGATAGCATTCCGTATGTATTTCGGAGCGTTCCAAAAATGGTTAGTTGCGAACAGGATTGAAAATGGTTGCGCTATCGGCATTAACGAACACTCCTCTGAGTGGGATCTGTTGGCTCAAAAGCTTAATCGTTTTGGAGAATCAGCGCACAATAAGGGGGCAGGTGACCATGAAGGCTTTGACACAAAGCACAGATCTTACATGTCCTTGGCAGTTTTACAAATAGTGAAGCTGTTTTACAAGGGCTGCGATAAGGAAGATGATAATGTGCGTAATGTCTTGTGGCAAGAGATCTCAAATTCTTTTCATCTGAATGAGGGACTCATTTATGAGTGGTTCACGGCTTTACCGTCCGGAGCACCCCCCACAACAATGTTCAATTGTGTGGCAAACCATCTTTTGTTTAGAGCAGCTTGGTTTGACATGCACGCTAGATCACCGTTTACGCCTTCTTTTGATATGCACATTTATTTGTGTGTGTTGGGGGATGATAACGTTTTTGCGGTGAATGCACCTTACGTCTCACATTATACGGAGAGTAACTTGGCCACACTTTTCAAACAGTATGGCTATATTTATACTCCAGAAGATAAGACGTTGGCGATACACGGTACACATTTGCGTGAGTTGGCAGCGGTCTCTTTCTTAAAGAGAGGCTTTGCTAAGCACGCCCACTTCGGACGCTATGTAGGTCCGTTAGAGTTGAGTTCAATTTTGGATATGCTTCAATGGCAGAAAGAATCTAGCAGTTCTTATTCCGATTGCGAATCCTTGATTCAAACGGCTCTTGAGGAGTTAGCATTTCATCCTCAAGAAGAATTTTTGAAATGGCAGTCCGCTTTAGAGGCGGCTGCGAAACAAGTAGAAGGGATCAACGTGCCTCTGAACTCCTATCAAAGCTTCGTCAGTTTGCTGAAGTTGCGAGATGGTGAGCCGGGTCATATTGATTTCGATGGCCTTCTCTCTGATTACGGCGCTATCCTAAACACATGCTTGATTCAACAGGAAAGTGAACGCTTTGAGAAGGAACGAGGTAGCTTCTTTAAGTTTACCGCCAGGACGCCTCGCTGGCAGCCCCAGTCAAGTCCAGGGAATCAAGCAAATTCCAATCGATTGGTTCATCGATTGGTCTTACAACGAACTGCTGAAACCCAGAATGCAGGAAACACTATAACAGACCAAGCCCCTCCAGGACAAACAGTCGAGGGGTCCTTTGAAACGTCTCGCAAAGCGCCCATGATCTCGCAGCAGACGTCAGACACGACCAAAAGTACAGTGGACGCAGATACCCCACTGACGGAAATTCAGAAGTACATTCCGCTACACCCTAACCTACTGGATTCAGCTAGGACTGGAGTGTCGCAGGATGTCAATGCATTTCTTGCCAAGCCCATTATTATCGCGAACGGTTCGTTCACAACGTCAGATACCTACGCGACTTTCATTTACACCTCTGACGGAATACCCCAATCACTGTTGTAT